TGGTAAAGTTGTGTGTTGCAGTCATCAATTCTTTCTTGAATGATGTGCACATAAAGTTGCCGCTAAATGCCATTTTACAATCTCCTTATAAGCTCGGCTAGTTCAGGATGACCTGCGTCCTTGAGGGTATTATACACAGTTGTACGGTCACTGTGAATAGCTTGCCTCATATAGTAGGCCACCAATTTCTCCAGATGCTTAGAGAAGGCACGAGCCTGATCCCTGATTGCTGGATGCGCTGAGTCTGACACTGCGATAATTTTTTCCACGCATTGTGCAGACAATTCGTCAGGGGTAAGACCCCTATTATGAGTTGTATTAACTTGAACTAAAGACTCATCTTTAGGAACGCTTACATCTATTTTAAACATTATGTTTTCTCCCTAAGAACCTTACCCCGTCGATATTCATCTGTTGTTTCTTTTGCTTCGCCAAGCATTTTAATACCAATTAAAGATTCTTGAAAACGTTTATTATACATTGCCATGACATCTTGTTCACCCTTCATGTAAATGTAGGCTTCAATAAGTGCGCCATACAACAAAGCCATTTCTGCGTTTTCACTAAGCCAAGTTGTACCGCTATCAGACAACTCTGTAATACTTTGAGGTCTATAAAAATAATGAAGTTCTGCGGTAAAAGCAGCATTTGGTGTAGGTGCCATTAAAAAATTACTAACATCAAAAACACAGTAGTATCTTGGTAATCCTGTTGTGGTCGGGTCTGGTGTGTATTCTTGTACAAAACTAGGATCTTTAAAATCTAAAAAAAACTTATCACCATTTGCTCCAGTCATACTCATAGAAAAAGGTGCCAAAAAATCAGAGGGAACTTTGATATATTGTATGCCGCTAGTTGTTTGTGCCGTTGCGTTTTTACGAAACAAACTGAGTTGTACGTTTTTAAGAATACGTTCTTCAGATAAACGAATAAACAATGGTATGTTGTTTACAAAGCTTGTCTCTTCATATTCTGTGTAGGCTTTTATAGCATCTTTAAGTTGTAAATATGTAAAGCTCATGTCATCACACTATTGTTATGTTTCCTACCATACTACCATGATTTGTACATTGATACACCAAAGATGTGTCACTAGGCTCATGTGGGACAATGAATTGTGTTAATCCCGTAGTAGAATTAAAGTTTTCTGTAACCCCTGTAGTAAACGCAGAACCTCCCGCAGACGTTCTAATTTGTAAAGGATGACTTCCCACATTGGACGTGTTGTCTATGAGATAAGTATGCCCTTTGTAAAAAGTAAAGTTTGGATTATCTCCAGACGTAGCACCAGGACCAGTAAATGTATACGCAGATGAACCGTTTGTGCCTGCTACGTATTTAGTTACAGGGCCAGTTGTTTCATCATTTACTCGAATCCATGCCCCGCCGTGCGCAAAGTATAGTCCTCCAGTGGCGTGAACATGAGCTACTGCACCATGATATGTAGCGGCACTCGGTAAATCACTTAAAGCCGCATAATAAAATACAATTTTATTTGCACCAGAACTTACATCTATAACTCCGTTGTTATCTATTATGTCCGTTAAAGTTGTGCCATTTCCAAGAGCTGCATATATTTCTGTAAAGTTTGCGTTTATTTTAGTTGCACCTGCTCGAAGGGTATCACCGTTCCCATCATTTGCACTGCTTCCTATTCCTACACTTTGTAAAGCCATGTTCTATCCCTCATCAAATGTATCTGTGGTAGAGTCTAAAGTCACAGAGGTGCTATCAAAACTTGCAGCAGTTGCAGTAGGATTAACTGTAACAGATCCCACAGAAGCATTTGCGCTTACCCCAGATGGTGTAATGTCATCATTACCAGAGTCTGACGTAGTTATTGTTACAATTCCTACTTCTCCATCTGCAACTAAATTATTTGGTGGTGTTACACCTGGTATGTCTCTAAATCCAACAGGATTATACCCATATTGTATGGATCTTTGTTCTGGCAAACCGCTTTCTGGACGAGGATCACGTAGTGCTTGCGGATCTGGAAATGCTCTTGGTGGAAACAACTGTGGATGTTTTGTCTCAAACTCATCAGGACCGACCTTTGCGCCAGTCCATTCTGTCTTCATTTCACGAAGACGGTAACGGCGACCTGACCGATCCGATATACCATAAGCATTTCTACCACTAGCGTATGCCATTACACCCTCAGATAACTCAAACTAGGCTGCAACTTCAAAGGTGTTCGACCTTGATCCTCATCCGCTGCACGTTGAAACTCTTCTTCATACACAGTTTTTAACATTTGAATACGATCTGGTGCTCGTTTCATTGACAGGTAGTAGGCTAACCCCGCCACCATACAAGGATAAAAACGAAAAGGCATGTCAGTAGTATTAACAAGAGCGTCAGCATCTTCTATCCTTCGTATATAATAATAACGAACCTGATCTGTAGAGTTTTCAGGAGTAGACCACAAATACACCACAGGAGTGATCTGCCTGTCTAAGTAGTATTGACTAGGTCTACCTTGAGTTGATTTATTTGGAAGTGTTGCATAATCGCTACGACTTATTCTTTGTATTTCAAAATCAGTGTTATCGCGTCTTACGACAACATCCAATAAGTCAACGACATCAGCGGCTAACGAATAAGAAGATGTGCCTTGAGTAACAGTAAAGTTTGCCTCTTTAACTGTCCACAGGTTAAGACCCCTATTAGCCCAGTCAGCAAACATCAGGTTCATAGACCTACGTGCCGTCTTCGCATCGTAGCCCGTGCGAACCTCCAGTCCGCATCTTTCGTATGCTTCTTCGATTACCTCTGCTACATCGAGGTTAAAGTCTCTTGATCCTGATGTTGTCATATCATCAACTCATATGTGGTTTCTGGTTCGTCTTAACTACGACTGCACCACCATTTTTAAAACCTTTAACCATGCCACCTTTTTTCATGTAGCCCATCTTCTTAACTGTTTCAGGGCTTTCTTTTTTTAAAGCAGCTAAACCTGGTTGTGTTTCAGGGTTAATCTTCTTCATCGTTATCCTCCTGATTATAAAGATTATCAAACACTCTATTCACGTCTAGTGTATAGTCTAAATCACTTTTTGAATAGTGTATATGTTGTGAAGGTCTAAAGTCTGGTGCTCCTTCACCTACTGCAAACCAAGCGGGATGCGTTACCCTCACTCGGTTGTTTGGTAAGGCCACAACATTTCCTGTCCACTCTCCGGCATCTAACAGTTGTAAAACATGACTTTGTTTATGTTGTGCCGGATCATCAGCTATTTCGCTTTCTGTGTAGTCCACAGTAAACAAATACTTTGCAGGAAACATCTGACCATCTATCTTAGCTAACCAAGGACATGGTGTTGCTCTGTCTAGCGTATATACGGCATGATGATGTGAGGAGCAGTCCCAAGGCTGCGCATCATGTGTCGCCATGGGTTCAGGCCATTCTTCTAACGGAATGTCCGCAACCAGTGCAGTTATTGGCATTCTTGCCCACATAGCGCCACCATGAACTGTGTCCTCATCTTCTCCCTCTGCCTCACATCCAGTAAAGATAACTTGAAAACTAAGAGACCTGTTTGGCATCGTTGTTACAGCAACTGCCATAGCATGTAAAAATTCGCCGTGGTACTTCTCGTGGTTGTGAGTGTATTCACGGCGAACCCAACATTTAAAATATGGGATGTTACTTTGTAGGTAGGGCATTAGGCTTTGGTTACTTTATACCCCATTTTTTTAGCAGCGGCTCTAAGTTGAGCTACAGTCATTTTCTTTCCTGTAACCTTGCCACCGTTCTTCATGCCTTTGGACTTCATGCCCATGACCTTACCGCCACCTCGGTAGCCTTTCTTCTTCATTCCTACTTTGCCACCACCTCGATAGCCTTTCTTCTTCATCGCCATATCAGTCTCCTTTCAAAACTGTCTAACTGCACCCTGTGTGCGTTTACGTCGATTCTCCATTACAGCACCACATCCTTTTGCTACGGCTGTACCTTTCTTGGTCTTCCCCTTGAACGGCCTTTTTGGCTTGGTTGTTTTGATTTCGCCTCCGTTTTTAAGGTTTTTGACTTCTGCTTTTTTGGTGTTTTTAACGACTGTTTTGCCTTTTCTTCCTGCTTTCTTTTTTTTCTTTGCAGTCGCAGCTCTATCTTTTTTAGAAAGAGAACGTGCTTTAGCTGCCGGAAGGCATCGGTCAGGGTTCTTCTTATCTTTCGAAGTCCCGCACTCACCTTTGATACTACCATCTGTTCCTATCCTTACCCATTTCTGGTCTAACCATTTCTTCAGTTCCCCCATTTATTTGCCCTTTCGCTTACCGCCTTTGGACTTTTTAGCATAGTTGGGATCTTTACAGTATTTTGAGGCGGCTAAGTTTGCATACGCTGAAGGGTAAGTGTCAAACGTTCTTTTTGCCCAAGCCTTACCTTCAGGGCAAATTTTACTACCTTTAGATTTAGACGAAACTTTTCCGCCCTTTTTGTAATAGGTTAAACCTTTCGGAGTCCCTCTACTCTTTTGAGGCGGCTTCGAAACTTGCTGTCGCATCTGTGCCCTGGACATTGCCATACCGTATCTCCATTTGCGTTTTCATAAAATCAATTTGCGAGGCCATGACCTCAGTTCTTTTGTCTACAGCGATTAAAGTCTTTGTGACCCAATCTGCCCAACTGTAACCAACACCGCCAACACCAATAATGAAAGTTGTTACAAGAGTTATCGTGACTTGTTTGTTCAACACTTCCATCTCTTTCTGGCTTGTCTCAACCGTGAGTTTGGATCTTTAGCTGCTTTAGGAAACTTTTTCATTTGACCGGCAGATCGAGCACAAAAAGACTTACGTCTCTTTGCATCTTTACTACCTTTCTTCACCTTACCAGTTACAGCCGTTTTCAACTTAGAACCAGGGTTTTTACGGCGATACGCTTTTACACCCGCCTCAGTCATTCCCGCCCCTTTCTTTGTGGGGCGGAAATTTTTCTTGTTTCTTTTTGGCATTTTATCGCGTTTACGCTCTGCCATTTTACTACCCAAAGAATCCAGTGATTGAATCAATATTGGTGAGCGTCACATGACACTCATCACTAAAAATCATACCATGATCTGGAATGGTGATCTGGTTATCATCACTCGTGTGAAACACCATAGACAATAACGTTGCACCACTCGAACCATTCTTGAACACAACAGCGGGGGAGCCACTAGAAGCAGTCTTTACATAAAATGCTTTTAACCTAGTTCGACCACCCTGTAATGTGCCCGTCGCCGTAGCTGTCTTTGCAGAAATAGAAGCAGCCATAATGCCCTCCTATTAGCCAAGGTTATTGTTTTGAGCATACAAAATAGTAACGCGAACTTCACCCGCATTTGTTGCAGCAGAATTAGTTACAGTCAAACGAATGTCTGCTGTTCCTGTGTCTTCCCACGCTAAAGCTGCACCTGCTTGAGTAGTCGGATATTTACGACCCGCAGTTGTTCCAATAGCAAATGTATTAAGAATAGATGTTGCACCACCAACAGTATCTCCAACACTCAGGTTGGTAGCTCCGCTTGCTGCTGTAATAACGTCAATCACACAATCAATAATCTGAGAGTTTGCCGGAATAACTACATTTGTAGTGTCCGCCGCAATTGCACCATTTGATAAATCTGCTGCAAATGTTTGAGACATCACAACTTGACCAACGTTAGCAACGTCGCTTCCAAGAGTTGTACCAGTAGTATTTCTGATTGTTCCCGCTTTAATCGGGCCTGAAAAAGTTGTTGTACCCATGTCTATCTCCTGTCTTGGGTTAGTCAGCCGCCCCATGCGACTGTCAGGGATGGTGACAGAATAACTTACTTTTAAACAAAAAGAAAGGGGCAACCGAAGTCGCCCCAATCATACTCGGAGGTAAACCTCCTATATCATATATTAAGCCCCAGGGGAACCAAATACACAACGTGGATCGCTGAAGCCGAAGCTGTAACGCTCACGAGCTTTATAGCGCATGTTACCTGTATCGAAATCTGCTTCCATGCCAGTTGACATTGGAGTTCTTTCGAAATGGATAAATCCACGAGGAGCGTCTGTAAGGATAAAGAACGCATCTGGATCTGTTAGGAAGTCGTTAACAGCATAGCCGTTTGGCAACATACCCATTGATCTCAAAGCATTCACATCATTATCCGCTGTACCAACACGAAGGTTAGATACCATTAGACGTTCTGCAATGAACTGTAGTTGACGTGGAATAATTAGTTTTAGTCCACGTAATGCAACTTTAAGTCCGCGCTCATCGACAAACCCTGCAATGTTGATCAAAGCATCTTCAAGAGATGTTTCGTTCAAGTCCGCAGCAGTTCCTGGTTCGTTAGCAAACGTACCACCTGAAGTAAGTGGGTGGGACGCATCACATAACGCAACGCCGTCACCACCTGCAAAAGCGCCTGCGGTAAATGCGTTGTTAAGAACTGAAGCAGCCTTAACTTGCTTTGTGTGTGCCATTGAACGAGCCAACGCACGAGTATAACGTGAACCAAGACGATCATAAAGATTGTCTTCGACAGCTTCCTCAGTGATTGAGAAGGCTAACGCTATTGTTTCGTGGTTGTAACGAGCAGTGTATGCTTCGTTAGCGTCGTCAAAATTTACTGCGCCACCCTCTGATTTAGTCGGTGCCGCTCCGAAACCAGACAACATCACTTCTTCTTCGAATGCTCGATCAGAAGATTCTGTTGTATAGATCTCTGCATGTTGGTTTTCGTACCTATCGTACTCCATACCGAACAAGGCGTTGAGACCTGGTTCCAACTCTTTCGCTAGTTGTGCGCGAGATATAGCCATAAGTCAGTCTCCTTATACGCCAGTCGTTGAAACAGTACCACCTGCAATAGCACCATTTGGTGAATTGAAGGAGTTGTTTAAACGAACGATTAATGGAATACCCGCAGCAGTAAAGTCTGAGTTTTCAGGGTCATCTTGGATGCCCATAATACGCAGATTTAAATTTGCGGTGACAGCGATTGTGCCAACAGCCAACTTAGCAGATGAGATACCTGTGGTTGTTGAACCAGAAGTAGCTGTTGCAAAGTTAGCATTAGCAAACACATGTCCTCGAGCAGTTGATTCACTTGTTAGTGTACCATCTGAACAAATCACATATGATTGTAATGGGTTGTCATACACAAAGGCTTTGACGGGGAAATTAGTATCCGCGCCAGAACCAGGCCAGTAGTTAGAAAATATTTTCTCACCAGTAGTAGACGAAACGTATTCGCAACCACCGAAAACACCCACAAGACCCACAGTACCACCCGCAGCCGCGCCAACAATGTCAATGAAGCCAGTTGATAGCGGGATTACAGGAGAGCCTTGATAGATCGCGTTTGTGTTTCCGGCTGCTATACGATACTCGGTCGCACCAGTGGTGTTGTAGCCCTGACCGACTACACCAATCGGACGAAGTCCGAATGCAACGTTAGTATTTGCCATATTAGCAATCCTTTAAGTTAATTGGAGTCGCGTTCACGACCTCCAAAA